TATTTTTAAAAATTTCATTTATTTTTTTAGAAAAAATATCAAAATCATCTTTTAATTTATTATTAAAAATATCAATTAATTTATTTTCTTTTTTCATATTAAATTAAAAAAATATTTTTTTTTATTAATTTATAAAATATTTTCTATCAAAAACATAAATTAAATTATCAATATTAAAATTATTTTTACATTCATTACAAAATATTTTTTCATTATTAATATTTGATTTTTTAGATTCAATTTATAAAATTTTATTAGATATAATTCATTTGTTTATAAATTTAAAAATATTTTTTTATATTAAAATAAATATCTGAAATAATTTCAGGATATTCTTTAAACATTAAATGACCACATTTACTTGGTAAATTATTATTTGATAAATAAGAAGGTATAATAATTAAATCTATTTGTTTATCAAATACTTTTTGAATAATATCACGTTGAGTATAAATATTACCAATAACATTATCATTTGGTGAATATAAAATAATAATATTAGATGCATAAATTTTTGTTAATTTAAAATTTTTTACAAATTCAAATAAAGTAGTTTCCATTTGAACATCTCCAAATATTTCACAAAAATCATTAATTGAATTATAATCATAATATGTATCTCTATAACCTGCAAAATCACCTTTTGATTTTGGATGAAATCTAAATGTTAAACAAAATAATTTATTTATTAATTTTGAAAAAATATTGTTATTAAAAAATAACTCTATAGAAAAATCTGATTTATATAATAAAAACGGAGAACATAAAAAAATATTTTTAATTTTACATTTATATTTAAATTGTGATAAATATAAAGCAATAACTGAACCTGTAGATAAACTTATAATATCAATAGTTTCATACATTTCTTGTAATAAATATATAGCTTCTAAATATGTTATAATCCAATCTTTATAATTTACAACTTGAAAAAATGATCTACCATTACCAAATGTTCTTGGAGCATAAAAATCATATTCATCTGAAATCAAGTAATTTTCTAATTCATTCCAAACAAATGGAATATCTTTATATCCACCAATTAATAAAATACATTTTAATTTTTTTTTATTTTTAGTATAAAATTTTCCTATTGAAATTTCATAAATATCCAATTCTTTTTCCCATTTTATATTTTTTTTATAATTTTTATTTATATTTGTAAAAGTATAATAATTACATAAATATCTATAATATTTAATAATTAAATAAAAACTTAATAATAAAAATAAATAGGATAAAATATAATACATTTAATATTAATTATTTATATAAAATAAAAATTGATAATTAATTTATAGAATTTAAAAATTATATGATGAAATAATTGAAATAATTAATAATGATATATAAAAATATTAGATTTATAAATTATAATAATAAAAATTACAACATTATTAATATTAATATTAAATATTAAATATAAATTAATAAAAATTTTTAATATAGAAATTTAATAAAATTTTTATACTAAATATTTATATAATAGATAATTTAAGGAACTCACTTTTTATTTTATATAATTAAATATAAAAATTTTATTGGATTGTTATAATATTAAATATAAAATAAATAACATAAATATATTTTTTAATTAGTATATAATAATAAAACTGCATAATTAGGATTATTAATTTTTATGATTGGATCAAAACCAAATCCTAAATTATTATATAATTTATATGCTTTTGATTTTATACTTGAAATCAGCATAACAAAAGCTACATTTATAGATTTAATATATTCTATACAAATTAACATCATTTTATATCCTAATCCTTGAGATCTATATTTGTAAATTAAATAAAAATAACTTATATAATAAACATATCTGCCATCTGTTAGATCTTTTAATTCTCCAACAATATATCCAATTATTTTACCATCATTATCTAATAAAAACCATCCTAATAAATTATTTGATGATAAAGTTGAAATAATATCATCAATATTAAATACAATATCTGGTTCATTTTCAAGTTCAATAAAATTTAAAAAAATAATTTTAGCTAATCTTTGAATATTATCAATTTTATTAAATTTTTGTATTTTCATAAATATATTATAAATATTTAATATATATTTAATTATAAAAAAAAACTAATTTTATTTATTAATAATAATTTGATTAAAATCATTTTATACCTTTGGACATTTAAAAAGTGTACTTAATTTATTTAAAAATTGAAATAAAGTTTATATATAATTATAATTATAATATATCTCAAAAAATATTTGGATAAATAATTTACTATTATTTAAAATTTTAAAGAAATATTCTACACAATATCTTTGTATTTGCGCTATACAATATAAAAATGAACTAAATATGCAAGTTGGAGATATTATATTTATAAAAAAAACTCCGAAAAATCAAAGTCATATAGAAGATTAGGAGAAATTAAGGCTTTTAATGAAAGAAAAGTAATTGTTAGTGTTATGGATGATATAGGCATATCTACTAAATCAAGAATGGAAAAATTACATAATGAAACGTTTAATAATATAACATTAGATAGTGGTAAAAATATTTGGATAAATAATTTACTATTATTTAAAATTAAAAAGAAATATTCTATACAATATCTTTGTATTTGTGATATACAATATAAAAATGAACTAAATATGCAAGTTGGAGATATTATATTTATAAAAGACCCCGAAAAATCAAAGTTATATGGAAGATTAGGAGAAATTAAGGCTCTTAATAGAAATAAAGTAATTGTCAGTATTATGAATGATATAGGCACATCTACTAAATCAGAAATTGAAGAATTACATAATGAATTATTAAATGATAGAAAATTTATATAGTGGTAAAAATAAAAAAAAAATTTTATAAGATTTAAAGAATTTAAAAGAATTTTAATAAATTAAGATGGTGTTTTAAATATTCAAATGTATAAAATAAAAACTGTAATGTATTTTATAAGATTTAAAGAATTTAAAAGAATTTTAATAAATTAAGATGGTGTTTTAAATATTCAAATGTATAAAATAAAAACTGTAATGTATTTTATATTAAAAAATATATTTTTAATTAAAAAAGTAATTATTCTTTATATATTCAAGTCTTATAAATTTTTAAGTTTTTTGAATAAAATTTTTATATTTTTATAAAAATTTAATAAAAATATTTTTTAATATAAATGAGTGTAAAAATAATAATATTAATTACTTAATATTTATTTTATTTTATTTTATTTTTTGAATCTTTTTTATTTGATGTATCAATAATTTTATTATTAGATTTAGATTTAGATTTAGATTTTGTTTTTTTAGTAATATTATCTGTCATTAATAATATTTTTTCTTCATACCATTTTAAATATAAATTTTCAAATATATCTAATTCTTCAATCCACAAATCACGGGATGTTTTATTCATATAAATATTTAATTCATTATTTTTTTCATTATAATCTGATTCTAATTTATCAATTTTTTCTTGAGTAAGAGACCATAAAGGTAATCCAACTAAATATTCATAAGATGGTTTTAAATTAATATCAGTTGATAATTCTGGATATTCCAATATTTTTAATTCTTCAATTAATGTTGTTTTTTGTTTTCTAGAAATAATTAATTTATTAGTAATAACTTGTTTAATAAATTTACGTCTATAACTTAACAATTTTAATTCATTTTCTAATACTTTAATATAATGTAATTTTCGTTTATCATAAAATTCCAATCTTACTTCAATATAATCTTTTAATATATAATTAGGATTATAATATTTTTGTATATTATTATTATGTCTCACATGCATATTTGATATTTGTATTGAAGATGACAATTTTAATTTTTCTTCAATTGATTTAGATTTTAGTAATTTTTGTAATTCTCCATTTTTAAAATATAATTTAAAGTCAATTTTATGAGTTCCACAATTATTTTCATAATCTGATAATATACCATCGTCATCAAGTAATTTTGATAAAAAATCAATATAATTTTGTGTCCATATTCCAACAGGTAATTCTGTAATTCTTAAAGAGTATTCATCTATTTGTTCATATTTACCATAACTAGTATATTTAAGTTTATTTTTAGTATCAAAAGATTTGTCAATTCTTCCAGTAAATCCAGAATACCATGGTGTTAATTCTTTTAATTTATCTACATTAGTACCAGATAAATATTGTCTAATATTATAAATTAAGTCTAATGGATTAAATGGGGGAATATTTGTACTAAAACCAGTACCAATACCTTCAGAACCATTTACTAATAACATAGGAATAATAGGATAATATCTTAATGGTTCAACTATTTCTCCATCTTCAACAATATAATTTAAAATAGGTTCATCTTTATTAATAAAAATATGTCTTGTTAAATTAGATAATTTAGTGGATATATATCTTGCACTTGAAGAATCATTACCACCAAGTCTTCTTGTTCCAAACTGTCCTGATGGAAAAAGTAAATTAATGTTATTTGAACCACAAAAATCTTGAGCCATATTTATAATAGCACCTTGTAAAGATGCTTCACCATGATGATAGCCACTATGTTCACTTATATATCCTGAAAATTGAGCAACTTTAATTTCTTCATTATCTAATTTACGTTTAAAAGCTCCATATAAAATTTTTCTTTGTGATGGTTTTAATCCATCAATTAAATCTGGCAATGATCTAATATTATCATAATGTGAGAAATGAATAAAATCTTTATTAATAAAATCATAAATAGGAATATTTTTAATATTATTTTCAATTATTAAATTTTCATCATAATTTCTTACCCATTCTTTTCTATCATTTTCTTTTTGTTTTGCAAAAGCTAATATAATAGCTTTATATGATTTATCATTTTTATCTATTGATTCATCAGATACTAATGTTTGATTATCTTTTGATAAATTATCTGATAAATTATCAAAAGTATTATCTTTTAATAAATTATCTATATCCCAAATATAATTAATTATTTTATTATTAAAATCAACAAATGATTCTTTTTGTTCAATAGTTGTTGAAGTACCTAATCCTTTATAATATTTTATTTTATATTTTTTTAAATTATCATTATTTAGCTCACACCATTTTTTATATTCAGATATAGTATAAAATATTTCTGGATTTTCTTTTTTAATATCAATATTTTTATATATTTTAATAATAGGAGTTGCAATAGATTGAATAAATCCATTTATTTTTAATAAACTTGGCCAAAAAAAATGGAAAAAATTTATTAATAATCCTTTAATATGTGAACCATCAGTATCTTGATCTGTTAATATTATAATACCACCATATCTTAATTTTTTTGTATCTGTATAAACTATATTTTGTTTTAATCCCATAATTTGTTTTAAATTTTTTATTTCTTCATTAGAAAGTAATTTACTTGTAGTAGCATTACGGGCATTAAGTAATTTTCCTTTTAATGGAAAAACACCATAAAAATCTCTTCCAATAATTTCCAAACCAGAAATTGCAAAAGATTTTGCTGAATCTCCTTCTGTAAGAATTAATCTACAATCTGAACTTCTTTTTGTTCCTGCAAATCTTGCATCATCTAATTTTGTAAGACTTTTTAAATTTATATTTTTTTTTCCATCTGATTTTTCTAATTCTTCAAATTGTTTAATTTGAGCTGTTTGAATTATTTCATTAATTAATCCTGTTTTACATAATTTTCCTATAAATTTATCATCCAAGTCACATTTAATATTAAATAATGATGATTTTGTAGTTAAAACTTCTTTACTTTGAGAATTAAATGATGGATCTTCAATTACTGAATTTATAAATATAGTTAAATTTTCTTTTATTTGATGTGGTTTAATTTTTAATGTTTTATTTTTTGGTTGAGATATTATATATTCAGTAATTTTATCTACTATTTGATTAGTTATATAATTTAAATGTGTTCCTCCTTGAAATGTACTAATTGTATTTACAAAAGTCATATGTTGAAATCCTACATTTGGATCATATATAACACCAATAGTCCATCTTTCATTAAATTGTTCATATATTAAATCAGAATTTACATCATCATAATTAAACATTCCAATATAATCTTTAAATGATTTTATATTAATATGTGTTTTATTTAACCATACATTTACATTAGAATTAGTTGTTCCTGCAATATCATATACTCTTCTTTTTAATAAACTTTCCATATCATCTGTTAAATTTTTTAATCCAAATTTTTTATAATCTGGTACAAAAGTTATTTTAGTATAAGATTCAGCATTTTTATCTATTGATGTTATAATTGGTTCTTCTTTATTAAACATATTATTTGTAAATCTTTGAAAATATTTTTTTTTTCTTATTGGATCTACTATTTCTACATCAAATCTTGTTGAATATATATTTGCACAATTATGTGTTATTGTAAAATCTTCTAATACAAATCTTTGATTTGAATCAATTTCAAAACCAATATAATCACCAATTCCTATATTTTTTATTTTAATTAATCCTGTTGATTTATTAAAATTTTCTATTGATTTATTAAAATTTTCTATTGATTTATTAAAATTTTCTATTGATTTTTTAAAAAGTTTTGTTGGTATTTCCTCAATATTACAATCTATTTTTATATAATATTCATTAAATATTAATGTATTGTTTTTACAATAATATCCCAAAGAACGTATTAATAATATAATATCATCAAGTAAATTTGTATTTTCAATTGTATTGGGTAATTTTAATATTATTTCATTATTATTTTCATTTTCATTGTTAAATTCATTATAAAATTTTGTTTCATTAATACCAAATGAATCAATTATTCCTGCTAATAATTTTAATCTTATATTTTTATCATTAATTATATATTCTTTTGGAATTTTTTTTCTATTAATAATATTATATTTTAAAAAATTAAAATTTGTATTATTATTTAAAATATTATTTGAATTATTAATTTCTTCCTCTTCACTTAAATAATTTATTATTTCAGGATTATTTAAATTTTTTGTATTATCTAAACCTAACCATAAACCTATTATATAAGGATCTATATCTATTATTTGTTTTTCCCATTGTATACATTCACCACGAATACCTGTTAATCTATTTTTAGTATTAAAATCTAAATTCATATAATCTTGAATATTTATATCAAAAATATTTACATCAGAAATTTCATTACTAAATTCTTTTAATTGTTTATAAATTTCACATCTATTATAAATATTAAAAATATTTGACATATTTGATATTAAATTATCATTATTATTTGTAGTTATATTAGAAAATTCTGAAAATGTTCTTTTATTAGTAGAATTATTATTTGAAAAATTAAATGGATTGTTTTTTAATTTAATTGATTTTCTATCAATACATTTATTTTTATTATTCCACCATAATATAACCCATGAGTTTTCATTATTACTCCAAAATATTTTTTTATGATCGATAAATTTTAATGTTAAAATATGTTGATCATTTACTTTATATGATTTTCCATTTTCTTGTGTAATTTCATACATTAATCCTGTTCCTTTTATTATATTTTTTATATTTCTTATTTTTCCATCATCACCAACTAATTTATCATTTAATGTAATATCACTTGCTTTTTTTATTTTACCAGAAAATAAAGGAATTAAAGTACAAGGAGAAATACATTTACTACCAAAACCATTTTTACCACCAACTGTTTTTCCTTTCTGATCATAATTACCTGATGTTAATAAATTACCAAAAATTAATTCAGGAACATAAATATTATAATCTTTATGAATTTCTATTGGAATTGTTGAACCGTTATTCCAAACTGAAATTTCTCCAGAATTTTTATCAATAGTTACTTCTATTTTATTACATTTTTTATCTCTAACAGTATTATCAGCAGCATTAACTATTACTTCATCAAAAATTTTATATAGACCTAATACAATATGTTTATCTTTTTTTAAAATTTTATTTTCTTTTTCATCATATACATATATATTTATTAAATCATTTTGTATAGATCCTATATATGAATCTGGTAAATCTAATATATGTTGATGTAGTGTTTTTTTTTTATATTGTTCTTCAATTGTTATTGATTCAGATTTGTTAACTTTGTTATTTTTATTAATAGACATAATAAATGTTGTTTTATATATTAAATATGTCTTTAAATGTTTTTTTATCAATTTTTTCTTTTTTACAGTAAAATTAATTTTACACTCTTGAAGATTAAAATTGTATGTACTTCTAATTATTGTTTATATTTTTCTCAAAATAAGATAGATTACTAAACATAAGACAGAAGATTATAAAATATCTGCGATTAAATATTACTCAAATAATGAATAAAGGAGATAGATATAAAAACTTGTAAAAGAATAAAAAAATATAATAATTAAAAAATATAGTTAAACTAATTGATATTAATATTTAATAATGATGATGGGAGACCAATATTTGTCTTATTTAAAATTAACCTTTCTGTAAAACAAAATAAAAAGATTTATAATAATAAAAATTATTATAAAATATTATGAATAATATATCAGATATAAATTACTCAAAAAATATTAAATTTGCAGAAAAACATATTGGGGGTTCACAAGATGATTCAATTAATACTTTTAATAATCAAAATAATATAATATTAAATTCAGAAAATAATTATGAAAGAATTATTGATTATAATAATAAAACAGAAAGAGATAAAAATAAAAATAATAAATATGTAGAACAATTAAATATTGAACAACAAAATTCATCATATAGAATTAATAATTATGCAACATATGTTGATGATATAAATTATTCTAATCCAGTGATTTATCCAAAAAATTATGATATGCATTTTGATTATTTGAATAAAAAAAATATAAATCCAATTAATACACAAATAGTAAAAACAAAAAATTATATTAATATTGATTCTGCAAATAGAAATATTAATACAAATATTGATATAAAAAAATACATAAATCTTGTAGATAATTCTTTAGAATTTACAAATCAAAGTAATATTTTAAAAATATATTTAAATAATGCTGATGAATATTTTAAAGAAAATAATAATTTAATATTAAGAGGATTTAAAAATTATGAAACATATTATGAAAATTTAAATTTTTTTTTTAATGATTCTTCACCAACAGTTATAATTGATATAAAACCTAATTTTATTGATGTTATATCTTACTATGATATTTTTATTAAAATAAGTGAAGTAACAAATGGTGATAATTTATTTTGGAAAAATATTCCATTAAATTTAATTAATAATTTACATAAAATTTATAAAATAAATTCTGATAATAATTATAGAATTGCATTTGATTTGCCGATTTTATTTTATTCAGAAAATAATTCAGATAAAATATTAATCTCAAATTGTTCAATAATTTATTTTAATTTAGGTAATTATCCAATAAATTTAATTAATTCCAATATTCCATTAACATATAATAATTTAAATACTTATTTAATTATTAATGAAGTTACATCTAATTATCTTACAGTTAATTTAAAAAATATTATTTCATTAAATGATAATATAATCTTAGATGGTTATTGGGATGAAAATAAATTTAGAACAGGTAAAGGGATACAAATTGGAATGATAGATAATTTTATTGAAGGATATCCAAATTCAAATAATTTTGTTATTGATCTTGGTGAAACTTATAATAATATTTGTTCAATTAAAATGATTAGTTCAGAAATCCCAAATGTGCTTAAAAATATTAATATTAATGAAAAAATTATTAATTCTTATAATGGTGATGTAAAATTAACAAATATTCAAAGTTCTAATAATAAATTTTATTGGCAAAATATTATTGATTTTACTACTTATGAAATTAGTTTAGAACCTGGTTATTATTCTTATATTATGCTTAAAAATACAATTGAAGATAAAGTTTCAAAAGTTAAAAGAAATATTTTATTAAATTTTAATAATTTGTATGAATATAATACTATTAATGTTGAATTTAATGAAACAACTAATATATCAACATTTAATTTATTTGATATTTTTATTCTTCCAAATTGTTTTGATGGTATTATAGAAATTCTTAATTCTAATGATGTTATTATTAGAATTAATCAAAAACAACATAATCTTAAAAAAGGAAATAAAATATTTATAACTGGTAGTATTGATTATTATTATATAAGTAAGAATTATATAAATTCTTTGGATGGACATATTATTACTAATGTTATTAATAATAATTTTTATGAAATTAGAATCAATAATATAAATAAAATTATTGATGTTGATAATACAAAAGGTGGTTATGGTATTAAAATTAAAACATTTGCTATTTTTAGATTGTTATTTAATTATAGTGATACTTTTGGTTCAATTATGGGATTTTCTTTAGTTGGATATGAATATTCTATAACAAATTATGCAAATATTGAAAATAATTATACTATTAATAATATTGAACCATATTATTTTGATATTAAAAAATTAATATATATTAATAATAATATTCCTTTTGGTGAATTATATAATGGATATTTAATTCAAAATATTTCTTATATATTATTATTAGCAGAAAATTTAAATAAAAATTATAATCCAAATGGTCCATCTTATTTTTATAAAATTTTATTAAATGGTCAACAAAATTCAATTTTATTTAATACTTTTGTTCCTTCTCCAATATATTTTAATCCTCCAATAAAGTCACTGAATAATTTTAAATTTACTTTTATTTTACCCAATGGAAAACTCGTTAATTTTAATAATTTAAATCTTTCTTTTACTTTAGAAATTAGTACATTAAATAATCTTCCTGAAAATACAAATATAACAACTTATATGTCTAGAATGTAATTAATTTTTTAATATTTCATATATTTTGTAATAAATTGATATTTTTTTTGCATCATATAATATTTTTACTATTTCATCATAACAATTATATCCTACATTTTCACAAATAAATTTATTAAATTCTATTATATTATTTAATTCTGTATCATCTTCTTCATTAAATTTATCTCCAATTAATAATTTTAATTGATTTATTATTACATATTTTTGTGTATCTATATCTATATATGATATTTTTTCAGGATTTAGTATTTTTAGTTTAGTAATTAAACATTGATATAAATATACACTTATTGATTTTTTTATATGTAAACTATTTTTTATATTATTTTCTATATCTTTATTATTTTTTGTTTGAATTATATAATTTATTATTGTGTTAAATAATTCATTTTTTATTATATTTATTACATTTATTTTTAAAATTTCCATTATTGAATTATTTAATATATTATAATTTGAATCTTCATATTTATCCAAATCCCAATAATCTGCAAATATATTATCATATATTAAAGTAAAATATTTATTAAAAATATTATTTTTTTCTGTTTCTTTATCATTTATATTATATTTAATTATATTTAGTATAAAATTACTTATTGTATTTTTATTTTTTATCTTTAAATTTAAAATCTGAATTATTTTTATATAATCATTATCTAAATCATCTACTAATTTTTTATATTCTTCCCAATCAATATCTGTTATTTTTATTATTTTATTTTTATAATTATTTAATATATTTTTTATATTTTGTTTACTATAAGATTCTATTTTATTATCAATATTTTTTATATATTCTTTATATTTATTTATCATTACTATTTTTTCATTTTTTATTTTCTCTAATTCTTTTATATTTTCTGTAATATCTGATTGACTTAATAAATTGTCTGAATTATTACTTTCTAATTTATATTCTGTAATTTTATTTTTATAATTTATTATCTCTTTATTTAAATTATCAATATATAAATTTATATTATTGTTTATTTTTTCTTTTTCATTATTTATATATATATTTATATCTTCATCATAATCAAATGTATTTATTAATAATTTTTCTTTTTCTATTTTTAATTCTTTTTTTAAAATATTTTTTTCTAATAAATTCCATCCATTAGGATAATCATATATTTTTAGCCATAATGTTTCATTAAATAAATAAACACTATTTGTTATTATTTCTTTTATTAAATTATCTATATTCTCTAATTTTATATTAGAAAAATTTTCATTTAATTTTATTGAATTTTCTAATGCAGTTGAATATTTTTTTATTCTATTATAATAATTTAAATTTTGATATTCATTTTGGATATTTAACATAATCTTTTTTAAATATTCAATAGGTGTTTCATTTCTATTATTTTTATATGTTTTTAAAAAACTTTTTTTTTTAATTATTTTTTCTAATGCAAATAAATTATATTGATCTATTAATCTTGTTATTATTGTATTTCCATTTAAATCTAATATTTTATAATCCATATCAATATTTATTAATTCATCCATTTTTCTTTTATTTAAACATTTTGTTCCAATTATTTTTATTTTTGTAAATGTGTTTTCTTCAGGATATTTTTTTATTAAATTTAATATTTCATTATATTCTAATGTTGGAAAACCTTTTGATATTTCTAATGTATTTTTAATATAGTTATCTAAATTATTATATTTATTTATTATTTGAAAAAAAATATTATTTAATAAATCATTTTTATTATTAGTTGATAATAATTCATTATTTTTTATTATAATTTGTTTAAATATTTTATTTATTTCTTCATATAATGTTGATTCTATTAATAATTTAATAAAAATTTTTATATTATCAACCATATAATTTTTTTTTTCATTTTCATTCTCATTTATAAATTTTAATGTTTCATAAATATTTTTTTTATTAATTTCATCAAGAGAATATTCATCTAAATTTATACCCATTGATATTTCTTTAGTTTCTGAATTGTTAATTATATTATAATATTTTACATCAAATGATTTATTAAAAAACACATTTAATGATGATGAATCTATAATATTAAGATAAAGTAAATATAACATTAAATTAATTAATTCCTTAAAATTATTTGTTATTATATATGAATTAAATAATATATCATTAATAATTAATTCATCTTCAATATTAAATTTAGATATTCCTGATTTATCTTGTAAAATTTTATTTGTTGTAGAATCATATAATGATTTATTTTTAATATAATCAATATCACATAATATATTTTTATCATTTTTATATTTTATATAATCAGGTTCTAATTTTGTATTTAAAATATTATAACCTAATGCAAATTTATATTCATTATTTGAATTTTTAAAATTATTAAAATTGTAATTTTCTTCATCTATTTCTAAATTTAACCATTTTTCATTTTGATTGTTAATATAAAGTATTTTAATATCATTATCACTATTATTATCACTATTATCACTATCACTATCACTATTATTATTACTATCATTATCACTATCATTATCATCATTAGTATTACTATAAAAATTTAATTTTTCATATTTAATATTTTGTTTTTCTAAATAAAATGTATTAAAATTATAAGTATTTGTATATGGAAAAATATTATTTATAAAATCAAATTTATAATTAGAATTAATTATTAATTCATCAAGATTCTTAATATAAATATTATTTCTAATCTCTATATTTTCTTTTCCTTTATCATATAAATTAATATTTTTAATATTAAAATATTGATCTTTGTAAGATTCATAACTTTCAGGGAAATTTTTTGTTATACTAAAATTATAATTATTAAAAATTGTATTTGTTAAACTTATATTTTTTGATATATTATTATTTTTTATATATTCTTCTATATATTCATAATATTTTTCTAATTGATAATATGATTGATATTCATTAATATCAATAACAAATTCTTCAAATTTACCAAATATTTTTAAAATGCAATTATTATAAATTTCAGTTAAATTATTTGAATAATTTGATTCTTGAATTTTATTAAATAAATTATCAAATAATTCATTTTCTAATAAATCACTAATAATATTTACATTATTATTATTTTCTAATATTTTATCTTTTAACAATATATATAATTCATTTAATTCTTTTAATTCCTCAATATCAATATTATTTATATATTTTTCCAAAATTATAATATTATTTAATATTTTAATCATAATATTTGAAAATTCCTTGATATAAAATAAATTTATTTTTTCAATATAATTTATAAAAATATCATTATTATTATTTACTTCTAACATAATTTTTAAGGAATATACATATGTATTTATTGTTTTTATTAAATTTCTAATTGGTCCATATTTAAAATACATATCCATTTTCCAATAATAATGTTCATTTAAAAAATATTCTTTTAATAATAACTCATTTGGAGGAATTAAATTAATTAATGTTTTTTTTGTTATATTTTTATTACTTGGTATAAAATATACACGAGTATTATTAGTTGTATTTAAAAAAAATCTTATTTTATTATATTTATTATCTTTTTTAATTAAATTAAATGATTTGTTTAATAAAATAATATCATCAATAGATTCACCATAATTTAAAAATGTATTAAATAAAGATGAATTATTTATTAAAAATTTATCTAATATAAATAAATCATTAATGTTTATATTATTAAATAAATTTTTTTTTAATTTATTTTTTCTTAATTTATTATTATCATTACTATCATTACTATCATTACTATCATTACTATCATTATTGTTATTATTGTTATTATCAGTTAAAATTTCAATTTCATAATTTGAATTATTATGTATAATATCACACACTAAATATATTTTTGAAATATAATTAAGTAATGGAATATAATATTCTTTTTCTATATTATTTATATATTCATCTAATTTATCTAATATTTGTAAAATATCATTAATTATTCTATTTATTTTTTTTTTACAAGTATCTTTATTTTCATTTATTTTATATTTTATATTTTTAAGAAAGTTTTCATCAAATGAAAATATATTGTCTACATTATAATTATATAATTTTTTAATTTCTTCCTGTGTATTCAAAACTATATTTTTTGTTTTTTCAAATTTTATATCATTATTTTGTGTTATATCTATAAATATTTGATTAATATTCAATATTGTGTTATCCATAATTTTATAAATATTTGGCAATATTAATTGTGTTTTGGATTTTATAAAATTTTTTATTGAATTAATAATTTTGTATCCATCTTTTATGCATAAATATTCATTACCATCAATTTGTTTTTTACTTAATAATTCTATTAAAATATTTATATTTTCTTGTTTAATAATTTTATTTAATTTTTTTATTTGTTTAGAATTTATTAAATTAATATCCCGATTTGATAATTTATATAAATTGTCTTTTTTACATATATCAATAAAATTATTTATTAAATAATGTATTGGTGCATTTCCATAATTATCATTTAATTGTTGATTACAATTATTTGATATTAAATAATTTATTATAGAAACATAACCTTTTTCACATGCAATATGTAATGGATTTTTATTATATTGTGTCATTGAATTTAATGATACATTTTTATCAACAAGTGTTTTTATTATTTGTAATTTATTATTTTCTGTTATATTTGGTGATTCATTTCTTAAAATTGCATGTATTAATGTTTCCCCAGAAGAATTTTTAAAATTTAAAATTTTATTTGATTCTAATATATAATTAATTGTATCTAATTCACCAGTAATAAAATTACTCATTAATTCCTCAATATTATTTTCATCTTTTAATGGTTCACTAAAATAACTTTTATTTAAACTTTTTAATAAAGATCTATTAATACCTGAAATATTAAATTTTTTATCCATTGATATAATTTATTGTATATATTTTTAATTTATTTTTTTATACATAATATAAAAAAATAAACATTTACATCCTTGAAAATTTAATATATAATAAAACAATAATATTTATAAACATAATATATGTGAGAATTATGACATTTCATTATGAGTAAAATGTGAGAGTTGTAATTATAATAAATTTAGAAATTGTTATTATAACAATTATAATGCTTGTTATTACAAAAAAGAAAAATATAAGTAAAATTTTGATAATTATAATTGTAATTATAATTGTAATTGTAATTTGTAAATTTGTTTTATTTTAATCTTTAATAATATTTTTATTTAAATTTGTCATTTTCTTTATAATTTTGTAATGGTGTTTCTGACATTCTATAATCTTGAAATTTTTTACATTTAAATTCTGTTGGTAGTTCTTTTGTAGAAAATAATATATTTGCATTTTCTCTTTCTTGTGAAAATAATCTTGGATCCATTCTTAATGGATAATTATGTATACATGCATTATTCCAACATGAGTCATTATTTCTTAAATATAACCATTCGTAATCCATTAATTTATTTGCATTAATTTGTAAAAATAATCTATAATCATCATCTCTAGTAATACCATTCATATATTTTATATATTCATTTATACTTGAATCTGATTTATAATTTGTTGTAAATCTTGCATCATCCATTTTTGGAGGACAATTTCTATAAAAGTTATCCATTTATATATATATAAATTAAAATATATAAAAATATTAAATTATATTAAATATTTTTATAATTTATTTTTTATTAAAATATTATTTGAATCTGAATTTGATTCTGATTCTAAATTATTATTTAATTTAACATTATCAAAATTATTTGAGTTATTTTTTATAATATTTGAAATATAATAAAGTGAATTTAATGCATTTTTTGATTTGAAATTATCTTTTATATTATATGGAGTATTTATTAAAATATCATTTATTTCTAATACAATACTATTATTATCAGATTTATTATTTAAATTTATCTTTTCTAAATTTTGTGATGATTTCAAAGATTTTGTATTTGAATCTGAATTAGATTTTGTATTTGAATATGAATTAGATTCTGAATTAGATTCTGAATTAGATTCTGTATTTGATTTTGAATTAGATTTTGAATTTGGTAATTTTAATGATGATTTTGTATATTCATTAGATGTTATATCAGTATAAGTAAATATATTATTTTGTGATATTTTATTTGAATTTAAATTATTATTATTTGAATGTGAACTCATATAAAAATTTTCCTTATCATTTGGGTGTATTTTTATAAAAAAATCTTTATTTAAATTTTGTTTATTTATTGAGGAATTTTCCGCAGAATTAAATATATGATTTTTATTTTCATCAATATTTTCAACAATATTTTCAACATTTTCATCATATTGATTTATTTGATTTAATATTGATTGATTATTCATTATATTTACCTCATTCATTTTATTTTGAAGTGAATATAATTCTTTAATTTTTTTATTAGAATCATTAAATTTTTTTTCAATAAGTTCTTCAATATTACATAATTTTTCATTAATATCATCAAATTCAATATTTATATTTTCATTAATATTTTCTTTTAATTTATCTATTTTGTCTGCATTATATGAAAATAATCTATATATTAAAAATATAATAATACCAAGAAGTATTATAATTAATAAATATTGTATATTATACATTTATACAATAAAAATTGAAAAAAAGATATAAATTTAAACTTATTTAAATATATTATCTATAATTAAAATTATGTTTTTTGAAAATTATTATATTTGTTATTCAAAATCTATTACAATTAATTCTATATCATCTTATAAAATTATTATGAATAAATTTATTTTAAAATTTATTTATGATAAAAAAAGTGAATATAATAATAATGATTTATATTATAATGCAATAATATATTCAAAATATTACTTATATTGGAAAATATTTAATTGTATTTATCAAGATGATATAATGAATATATTATATGATATTGAATTTATATAATTTTTAATATCCATTATCATTATTAAGTACATTTTTTACATAATCAATATTTATTCCCATATTTCCAGTAAATCTTCTTGCATTATCAAAATCTGCTAATGATGCCCATGACATATAATCTTTACCATCAGACATAAGAATAGGGCTTGTTGTACATGTTCGATTTGTTACACATACAGGAGGATGTGGTGCTATTGGATACCAATTATCTGGTGTTACAAATGTATAATCTGAATTTGACATTCCTTTATTTAATGGACCAATATAATTATAATCACCATATTTTAATTCATTTGTTAAAGCTTCATTTGCTGTTGGAGAACTTGATGAATAACTTTTTATACGATTATAATATTCTTTTCCGTCATTCATATAAGGTCTAACAATATTAGGTTCACCAACATCTAATTTAAATAATTTATTTTCATATGATATATTATTTTCTTCTTTTTGTATTCCATCTGTTTGATATTGAACATATCCAACATCATATGTTATTGGATTTTCAGATTTATTTTCTGTTTGTTCTATAATATTTTCATCTTTTAATAATCCTGCTCTATCTAAATATGGATATTCTAATGATTTATCTATCATTTCAATTTCATTTTTTTTAATTAACTCATTTTTAATTAACTTATTTTTATTTTCATTTTGTTTTAATTGTTCTAATTGTTCTAATTGTTTTATATTATTATTACTATTTTTAACTTGTTGTATATTAGGATTAATTTTTTTATTAGTCAAGTTATTATTTTCATTTTGTTCTAATTGTTTTATATTATTATTAGTATTTTTAACTTGTTGTACATTAGGATTAATTTTTTTATTAGTCAAGTTATTATTTATATTTTGTTGTTCACTAATAAAATTATCTAATTTATTTATATTTTCAAAACCTTCTATTATAGAATTTTCTGAATTATTTTGATTATTTTGATTATTTTGATTATCAATATTTTCATTTATAATTTTATGTATATTTTCATTTAAATTTTCATTTTCAATTTCTAATTTTTTTATATTTGTACCAATTGTATTTATTTTTTCAATAATATCATTTTTTAATTCACTGTCATTTTCATTTTTATTATTTTTTTTAACACGTATACATTTAAATTCATATAAATCATTATCTGAATATTTTAATGTATTTATTTTTTCTGGACTTATTTTTGAACTAATATTATTAATTAATGATTCTATTGTTCCTGAAATAAATGTTTCTTTTTGTTCTTCTAAAGGTTGTGTTGTTTGTGAAGGATTTGAAATATTTTCTGTATTATCAGATTCTATTGTTGATATTTTACATTGATCACAATTTAAAGGATCAGTTGCATTATTATTTATATAAATTAAATTTTCTATAATTAATATAGAAATTGTTATAATAAGTGATAATAATAAAGCCTCATATATTTTAAGAGTTATAACAAATTTTAATAATAAAAAAATCATAATTATAATAATTAAAAATTTACCATAGTATTTTAAATTATTTATTAAATCTGATGAAATCATTTATATATTTATATATATAAAACAAATAAAAAATATTGAATAAAAAATATTGAATAAAAAATATTGAATAAAAAATATTGAATAGAAAATATTTTTATTTTATAAAATCAAACAAATTAATTACTACTAATTAATAGTTCAAGTATTTTTATTGTAGTCATAAATCCAATTATTAAAAGTATTAAAATTAAAATTTTTTGTTGATGATTATAAGTTCTAAAAAAATTATTATAAACTAAATCATTATAAATATCAAAAGCAATTATTGCTAATAATGCATTATTAATTGATGTTTCTATAATTTCATTTACTGCAATTTTATTTGAATTAATTATATTTGTAAAAATTTGAAATAAAAATTGCATTATAAATATAAATAAAAATAAATAAATTTTATAAGAAATTGCATTTTGTCTATCATCAAAATTATCTAAAAATAAACTTACAAACATATATAATGTTATTGCCATAAATAATAATTTTGCTATTACAAACATTTATTTTATAATATAAATGTATAATAAAAAAAAAGAATAATTTATTTATTCTTTATATTTGATATCATTATTATTAAACTTAATAATAACATTATTATTATTAAAAATAATAATATAAATATTATATAATGTGGGAATATATAATTTATTAATTCTATATATATTGGTTCTAATAATTCATTTTTAATTTCATTTTTTATTTCATCTGACATCAAGTTTTCTTTTATTTTTATAATAATTTTTTTTAAAAAATTATTATTTTTTAAATTTAATTCTGATGACATTATTATATAAATTATATATTTATTTATAAAATATAAACTTATTATTTTTTAACTTTTTTTTCTTTTTTTTCTTTTTTATTAGATTTTTCAGATTTTTCAGATTCTTCTGATTTTTCAGATTTTTCAGATTTTTTAGATTTTTTAGATTTTTCTGATTTTTCAGATTTTTCAGATTCTTCTGATTTTTCTAATTTTTTTATTTTTTGTTTATTTTCTAAATGTTTTTTAATACTTTTTTCTAATTCATCTAAATCTGGCATTTCTTTTATCATATTAATTATTTTTTTCTGGTCCATTGCTTTAAATGTCATTATTTTATCAATTCCTCCCATTTGTGGATTTGTTTCACTGATTTTTCTGTAAATATAAGCTTTACAAAGTTTTGCATTTTTTTCGGAAGCTTCAATTGGTTTATTTGATTGAATTAATAAACCTTTGTTTAACATTCCCATTATCATTTCTAATACTTCTTCATGTAATTTTTCTTTTTGACTTATCATCATTCTTTTTAATTCATTAGTATTTGATTTTGATTTATTTTTTTTTTTTCCTAATTCTGATTCAGAATTATATAAAATATTATAATCAATATTATCTGAATTATTATTTAAAAAAAATAAATCCGAATCACCATTTAAATTACGATATCCCATTACTTTTTGTTTATTATTTTTCATATTTACACCTCCTTTCATAATATTATCATTAGATAAATTATTATCATATTTACTTTGAATTTTTTTTATAGCATTTAATAATACATTAGTATCTATATCTGATGTAATTTGATCATTTTTTTTATTAGTATCTATATCTGATGTAATTTGATTATTTTTTTTTTTATTTGTATTTATTGTTTTATTAAATATAGTATTATTATTTATTTTTTTGGAATTTAAAGATTTTATATTATTAACTAAATTTTCTGCACTCATTTTATTTTCATCAGATGTTGTTTCATTTTCTAATTTAATCATTTGAGTATTTATACTTGATTCAATATCACTTGTTATACTATTATTAATATTTTTATTATTAATTTTAATTTCTTTAAATTTTTCAGGTTTTTTATCATCTTTAGTTTGTGATGAATATTTATCTTTTAAAATTGAAATAAATTGATCTGTGTCTTCAATATCAGAATAATTATAATATAATGGATTATTATTATTATCTAATAAAGTAATAAATTTATCAGTATTAATTGTTTCTGATTTTTCTGAATCAATTTCAGGCAATTCTAAATATTCTGAAGAAGATGTTAATGAAGATTCAGAATTATTATTATTTGTTAATAATGAATTTTCAATTTTTGATTTAATTAATTTCATAAAATTATCAGTATTTTCTTCCATTAAATTATTTGATTTTGGTTCTGATAAATTATTAATATTTAAAGAAGTTAAATCATCATTTCTTTCTTTATCTTTTTTTAAAATTATATTAAATACATTATAAATATTTTGAATAGGTAAATTATTTATATCTGATTCTATTTGATTATTATTATTATTATTTTCTATATCTTCTTTAATTCCCACAAAATTTCCATTATTATCTTCTATAGAAACATCTGCACCTGCATTTTCCATTATTTCAGCTAAATCATTTTGATCATTCATAACTGCTAATAATATTGGTGTTTGTCCATTATTATTTTGTATATTAATAAAATTTAAACAATCTTTATTACTAAATAAATTTATAAGTTCATTTTTTATATCAATATTAGTATTACATAACTGAATTAATAAATGAATTACTGTATTACCATTTGAATCTTGACAACAATAACAACAATTATCTTTTTTTAAAATATATAAAATTAATTCTAAATTTTCTATTAAAATTGCTTTTATTATATCTTCACAATTACATTTACCTCCTTTTTGTTTTATATTATTTTTTTTATTAGTTATAAATTCTGATGATGTTGATGATAAATTTGATAAATGATTGTTTTGTTGATTTTCATTCATTTTTTTCTTAAAAGAATTATTCATTATAATATAAGTATATATATATTTTTTTTTCATAATAAATATTTTATATATAGAATATATAATCTATAAATGCAAGGAGATATAAGATTTCTTTTATTTTTTTTAATTATTATTTTAGCTGTTCTTATTTGGATACAATATTACCAACCAAATACAATACCAAATACAGGTAAATTAAATAGTAATAATACACAACATTTTACTATTGATGATAAAACACAATTATCAAATAAATCTAATTCAGAATTTAAATATAGAACAAATGAAAATTTATCAAAATCTTCTAATAAAATGACAAATTCACTTAGAAAAATTAATGAGGAAGATAAATCTAGATTATCAATGGAAAATAAAATAGCTACTTCAAGAATTGTTGATAATATTCTGAAAAATGAATCAAGACAACAACAAAATCTTGATAAAAAATCACGATTTTTTGATGAAAGTTTATCTGAAGAATTAAATACTAATAATGATTTAAATGATAATATTTCACAATCTGATTTTTTAAATCCTGTTGGAGAAGATATTAATTCTGAAAGAAATACACTTTTAGATTCTGATCAATCAGTTTTAGATCAACTTATTAAAGAAGTTAATACTGGTAATGATTTAATTGTTGATAATCCAAGATCTGAATTATATAGAAGTAAATCAAGAAGTATTAATTCTGCAGATAAATATAGAAAAATTAGTTATAAAGATTCAAATTATAGATATGATTTTAATGATAATGGTGATCCAACACAAGTTTCTCAAGATGAACTAAATTCATTATATGATGATGCACTTGTTTTTAGAAATAATGAATATAATACTAATAATAATTTTAAAGGTTTTAATGAAACTAATGATACATATGGTAATGCAAATCTTAATGATTTTAAATCTTCTGGACCTCAAACACAACAAGAAAAAGTTATGGCATTATATAATTCTAATGAATATTTACCTAATAATAATATGTTAGACAAAAAATTAACTAAAGGTTTCCAAATATTAGATAATCCACTTGCTGTTTCTAATCCCAATCTAATTCCTGTTCTTAAATCTATTCCTGTTAGTTCTGTTATGGGTTCAAATAAAAATCAAACTTATGATATTAGAGCTGAACCACCTTGTCCTAAAACTGTTGTTAGTCCATTCCTTAACTCTGCAATTATGCCTGATATTTATTCAACTCAAAGAGGTTGTTTATAATAAAATTAATTTGATTATTATTATAAAAAAATTTATTATATATATATATATAAACATGGATAATATATCAAATATATCAAATATATCATATGAATCAAAATATATTAAATATAAAATAAAATATTTAAACCAAATTTTACAAAAAGGAGGTTATTTACTTAATATAGATGATATTAATATTGGGGATATTCTAAAATATGAAATTAATTCTGATACTATTGATAGATTAAAACTAACATCACTAAAAAATAATTCTAATATTGTTGTAAACGGTAAAGTTATTTCAAAATCTGAAGATAAAGGAAGTATTGATAATAATAAAATCTACTATGATAAAAAATCTTGTCTTGTATTAGTTGATATTAATGATAATACAAAAATAACTAATTATTTTTATAGTGACTTTTCAAATGATAGTAAATCATTGAAATTACCATTTGTTAAATTAAATAATAAAGAAATAATATTAGATGATAATAAACAAAAAATTAGAGAACAAATTATAAAATTAGAAGAAAAACAAATTGAACTTGAAAAAAAACTAAATAATCATTATCATATATTATCAACATCAGGAATAAAAGAATTTGAAGAATTACATCCTTATTATAATAAAAAAATTAATTAAAAATTATTTTATTTTCAATTAATTTTTTACAATTTAATCCAAGAATATATAATTAAAAAATATTTTTTAATTATATATTTTTTTATATATGTGATTATTATTAAGATAATATTTTTGTCTTAATAAGAATTATGTTTTATATAATTTTTCCAATATATTATTTGTTAATATATTAGAATATAATAAATCAAATGCATTATCTGTACTTATATATTTTTTATTTATTTTCATTTTATCAATTGTTTTTGATAAATCTTCTGGAATTTTTACATATCCAAAAGTATCTTTTTCTATCTTATAATACATTGCATGTAAAAATAATCTTTTTGATAATTCACATTCATTGCTAAGTTTCTTTTTATTTTCTTGATATTTTTTATCACAAAAAATTTTATGTCCAATTGATGCCATATGTACTCGTATTTGATGTGTTCTTCCTGTTTTAATTTTTACTAATAATAAAGTATATACTGAGTTATTATAATTATATGTATTTAATTTTACATACTCTGTATATGCAAATTTTCCTTTATTGTTATCAATATTTGTTCTTCTTAATTTTTTATTATAAAATAAATTACTTGATATTATTCCAAATTCATGTTCAGTTTCACCTTCTACTAATGTTATATAAATTTTAGTTGTTTGAATATGATCATTTATATTTTTTCTATATTTTTCATAACTTGTTAAATTTTTAGCTACCATTATTATACCACTTGTCTCTAAATCTAGTCTATTTAATAATCCATATTGATAATCTATATTTAAATTAGTTTTTATATTAGCTTTTATCCAATTTAATATTATATTATCCTGATTTTTTATGGCTTCATAATCATTATCTGTTACACAATTCCAATATGGAGGTTTATAAATAAAATATACATCATTATATTCTTTAATTATTTTTGGATTTTCTGTTATTTTTAGGCTCATTATATATATAATTTTTATATTTATTATATTTATAAAAAATTATATATTTAATTGTTTGAATTTCTTAACAATTTACTAGGAACAAAAGGTGATTTTCAACCAGAAGAATTTATTCATATTCAACAAACAATTTCAACTCTGAACCGTGTTAATTTGAACCCAAATTTGAATTTTTATATTATTACTCAGAAAAGTTCTTTGTAAATTTATTTAATAATATACACAATATTTATACTTTGTAAAACTTGTAATTTTATATATCCATTAAAAAAATTGATTTTAAATAAATATATAATATATTTTATTATTATTTACTCTCAAAATATTATATTCATGAATTTGGATGATTATATTAGTAAAAATTTAGATAATATCTTAGATAATCCAGATGAATTTTTGGGAGATAAAATTAATAATATCACAAAATCTAATAAAAAAAAAGTTACTTTCTGTAATAATTTAAATAATTCAGATAATTTAGATAATAATGAATTATATGAAAAAGAGCCAAATGAAGATGATTATAATAATGATATTATTGGAGAATTATATCAAAATATGTATGAAAGAAAATTAAATAAAAATAATAATTTAGAATTTGATATAAATAATTTTGAGGAAATAAATAATTATTATGACAAAACAAATAATGTTAATGAACCTAAATTTGAATTTGAATTTGATGATGGTTATTATTTTTTCAATTTAATAAATATATTTATGAAATATTATAATAAAAAATATGACAAAAATGAAACTTTTTTTTCAAATATTAAAGATAATGAAAAAGGAACTTCTTATCAAATGGAATTATTTTATGATATAATAATTGAATATAAAATTATTAAAGAAAAAGAAAAATTAGATAATGAAAAATGTATGAATATGATATATATTGATTCTAATGAAAATTCTGAAAAAATACTTGAATTATTTTCCAAATCTGAAAATCAAATTTATATGTTAGAAATTAAAGAAAATAAATATATCAGTTCATCATTAATTGTATGTTTAAATTATATTTATGAAAATAATTTAATTGATTCTGAATGGAATATTTATAATTTGAGAAATATTTAGAAAACTATAAACTTTTATAAATGCTTGATTATGCACAAAAACATTATTTTTAAATATTTTATATATAATATTTTAGAAGTGTTATATTAAAAAATAAATATTTAAATTAATTTAAATATTCCTTATTATAAATTAAATATAAAATGGATAATAAAAAATTAATATCAAAAATTCAAAATGATTTAATTAATTCAAATCCAAAAATTATTAATAATAATGATAATACATCACAAATAAAAAAAAATTTTTCTATAAAATATTCTGAAGATATTTCTGACAGTGATAATGATAATAATAATGATAATGAATCAGATTTAACATCATATAAAAATAGAAATTTAAATATTATTAATCAATTACCAAATAAAAAAAATAAATTAAATTTGAATAAAAATATTAAAGATAAAAAAGTAAAAGATAAAAATGAAAATGAAGATGAAAATGAAAATGAAGATGAAGATGAAAATAAAAATAAACATGAAGATGAAGATGAAGATGAATATGAAGATGAAGATGAAGATGAACATCAATATGAATATACAGATGAATTTAAAAATAAAGTAAAACTATATGTAAAAAATGATGATAGAATAAGAGAATTACAAACAGAATTAAAATTATTAAATAATGCAAAAAAAAATGCAGAAACGGAAATTTTAAAACATTTAGAAAGAATGGGTGAAACAAATATTAATATATCTGGAGGTAAATTAAGAATTAATCAATATGAATCTAAAGAAGGATTAAAAGAAGATTTAATAAAAGAAGCTCTTACAGAAAAAATTAAGGATCCAAAAATTATAGAATTTATTTTTGAAAAAATAAATGAAAAAAGAAAAACAAATGGTAAAATTCAAGTATCTTTGAAACGAACTTTTGAAAGAGGTTCAGCTACTAAACAAAATAAAAAATAATTTAGATTAATAATAAGTTTGGTAATATTTTAATATTAGTAAATGGAGCAAAAGATGTAGCAAAAGTGGGATATAATACATTTGGTACTCCATAAATTGTTGGATAATATGTTAATGTTAATAAATCATTATAAGTTTTTCCTGCAGGAAATGTAAAAACTACTTCTGAAGAAGAGGATGATGATGATGAAGAAGAATCATATTTTTTATGTTTTTTTCCTCCCTCTTGATTTAATTCATTTATAAATGTTTTTTCATCAACTTTTTTTCCTTTAAATTGTTTTAAATTATATTTAACACGATTACCTCCTTCTAAAGATTCTTGAACAACAAAATGTGATAATTTATTATTAGTAGAATCTTGAATTGTAAAATAAAATTCAGGTGTATAATTTTTTATATTTGATGATAAATTTGACCAAATTTCTTCAGCAGCTTCTATTTGATTTTTTTTTTTTGAATTAATAGTTGAATTGCTCATTTTAGGATTTACTAAATTATAACCCATTAATTATATAATTAATAAGATAAAAAAAATAATATTTATTATATTATTTTTTAATTTATAAAATTTTATTAAATTAATTTTATTAATAAAATTAATAAAATTAATAAAAATTGATTTATTATTAGTATATAAATATATTTAAGTATAAATAAAATTATGAATAATGAAAAAATATTATATTTTGAAATTAAAAATATAAATTTGTTAAAAACATTATTTGAAGTATTAAGTAAAATAACAAAAGATATTAAATTAAATTTTAGCACTGAGAATAATTCATTATTAAAAATTATATATACAAATAATATTCGTACACTTAATTTAAAATGTATTTTAAATCATAATTTTATTGAAAAATTATATTTGAATTTAAATAATATTGAATTTATTATTAATATTATAGATTTATTAAATGTTTTAAAATTAATCAATAAAAAAAATTTATTAAAATTTTATATTGAAAAAAAAAATATAAATATTTTAATTATTGAATTAAGTTATGATACAAATATTAATAATTCAAATAATAAAAAATTAGAAATATTTAAAATTAAAATTTTATATCCTACACAACTTGATAAATTAATTACAAATATTAATTTTGATAAAAAAATAATTATAAATGTTAATAAATTTCATAAAACGTGTAAGGATTTAGGAATATTATTTAAATATGTTAAAATTACTTCTTTAAATAATAAATCACTATCTTTTTGTTCTGATAATAATAATTGTGATGGAATTAATGAATTTCAATATAATAATGATATTATTTTAGAAAATATTAATTTAAAAACTTTAACTATTTCAAGTATATATTCATTAGATGATATTAATAATTTTAACAAATTATCTATTATTACAACTGAATTTTATTTTCAATTTGCAAATAATTTTATTTTAGAATCAAATTATATATTTGATATTTATGGTTCTCTTAATATAATTTTTATTCCTTTTAAAGATGATGATATGAATAATATATCTTATAATAATGATTTATTTGATAATACTTCAAATATCTCAAAAAAACACAAAAAAACTATTGAAGATAAAATTATTTATCTTGAAATTAATAAAATAGAAATTTTTAAATTATTATGTGAAACAACTGAAAAAATATGTTCAGAACAATTATGGAAAATATCTTCTGTAGATAATTCTCCAAATATACATATATTATCTAATAATAATTCTAAAAATATATTAACTGATATTAATATTAAAAATATATTTATTAAATACAAAAATATTGATAAACCAGTTGAATTAGGAATTAATTTAGAAAAATTAAATGATATTTTAAAAACTGTTGATAAAAAAAATATATTAATTTTAAGTGTTGATAAAAATGATAAACATAATTTAAAAATTCAAATTAAAAATACAGAAAAAATAAATATAAAAAAAGTTTATAAAATTAAATTACTTAATATTTCTAATAATAATTTATCTTTAAAAAATAATTTTATTAAAAAAATTACTATTGATTCAAATGAATTTTATAAAATTTCTAAAGATATTAATGCTATTGGAGAAATTATTGGATTAGAATGTTCATCAAATAAAATTATTTTTAGTTGTATGCAAGAATCAAAATATATTAATATTTATAAAAAAAATATAATTAATATTAATAATAATATTATTGATAATAATTATATTATTGATAATAATATTATTATTGGAGGATATGAAATAAAAGATATTTTGATATTTAGTAAATTAGTTAATTATATGAATAATTTTGAAATATTATTAGGAATTAATGGTACTTTATTATTAGAATCAAATTTAATTAGTATTAAAAACTTTGATAAAAATTTAAATTCAGATTCAAATTCAGATTCAAATTCAAATTCAAATTCAGATTTAAATTCAGATTTAAATTCAGACTTGGATTTGGATTCAAATATTTCATATGGTTCAATAAAAATTGAATACATGTCAAAAAATAAAGAAGAAATACCAAAAAATGATTTACTTATGATAAAATCTGATATTAAAAAAATGAAAAATAAATTATTGTTTTTTAAATTAAAAAATATAAATTTTTACAAAATAATAATAGATACAATAGATAAAATGGTATCTGAAGTTGATTGGACTTTTAGTTCAACAAATATAGAAAATAATGAAATACCTGTATTAGAAATTACATGTACAGATCCTTCAAAAACACTTTATATGAAAACTAAATTAAATAATAGTATGTTTGATTCATATTATTGTAAAAATAAATTTTTTAGATTTGGAATGAATTTAGATTATATTAATAAAATTTTAAAATTAATTGATAAAAATGATAGAGGAATTTATTGTTATATTGAAAATTCAGATAAATCAAATATGATAATAAAATTTAAAAATAAAAAAAATAAAAGAATATTTAAAATTCCATTACAAATTAATAATCCTGATGTAAAATCTCAAATTTCATTGAATTATGAAAAAAAAATTATTATTGATCCTGATAAATTTTATGATATTTGTAAAAAAATTAATAATGGATCTCAATTTATTGAAATTAATTGTTACAATGATAAATTAATTTTTAATTCTGTAGGTGATAAAGAAACAAATATTATTTTTAATGATGAATCATTAGAAATTATTAATTTAAATGAAAAATCTATTCAGGGTATTTTTGAGAATAAAAATATTTTAATATTTTCAAAATTAATATCTATAACTGATAATTTTTCATTATTTATGAAAAATAATTTTGCATTAACATCTCAATATTCATTAAAAAATTATGGCACTATTACAACAATTCTTTCTCCTGTTAATGAAGAATATATAAATAATTTAGAATATGATTATTCTGATGATGAATATAATGATAATGATATAAATTTTATAAATTCTAATACAAATAATTTAGATTTTTTTTAATTATTTATATATTTAAAATTATTTATTTTTTGCTCTAAATTTAATTAAATTAATTTATAAGTTTAGTTTTATAATAATAATAATTTATTAATATGAACACAACATCAAAAAGAATTCTTTTTTTTAAAACTGCACATGTTATTCCATTTAAAACATTAATTGAAGTTCTTTCAAATGTTTTAACTGAAACAACTTGGATATTTACTGCTCCAGATCAAAAAAATCCAAATAAATTTGTGGGATTAGAAATTGCAACATCAGATACTGCTAGAACAATATTTATTAAAGTTAGACTTAATGGAAATGAATTCCAACCTTATTTTTGCAAATATGAAAAATTTGAATTAGGAATATGTTTACAAAATTTATATAAATTATTAAAATCAGTTGATAAAGAAGACACAATGTCTTTATATGTTGAGGAAAATGACAAACAAAGTTTAATAATTGAAATAGAAAATGAAGATAAAAAATCAAAAACTTTTTATAAATTAAAATTATTAGATCTTAATCAAAAATCAAAAAAAACATCAAAAATAGAATTTGATATTAAAATTACAATGCCTTCTGGAGATTTTCATAAATTATGTAGAGAAATGAATAATATTGCAGAATACATTGATATAAAATGCACAAGTAAAAATATTATATTTACATGTAAAGGTGATTGTGCAGAACGTTCAACTATTTATAAATCAGAAGAAGGAGGATTAAATATTTCAAATGAAAATAAAAAAACACACAATATTGTTCAAGGTGTTTATGAACTTAAAAATATTGTGTTATTCACAAAATGTTCTAATTTATGTAATGATATATCAATTTATATGAAAAATGATTTTGCTTTAACTATTATTTATACTGTTGCTACTTTGGGAACAATTACAATTGCATTATCTCCCGTCAAGGAAGAAAATATAAGAAATATTGCTTATAATTATTCAGATGATGAACCTGAAGTTAATGAAATATCAAATAATTTAGATACAGATGTTAATTTAGATTTAGATACATAAATTTTATAATTAAACATTATTATCTTTAAAAGTACTATTATATTTTTTTGCAAATCCTTTTTATATCATTAAATTTGAGAAAAAAATCTTTTGTATATAATGCTTTTTTATTATGAATATTTCTATTTTTAATATTTTTTTAGTTTTATATTTTTTTAGTTTTATATTTATAAAATTAAAAAAATTACATTATTTATGAAATTTAAGAAAGTATATATAATTAAAATTATTATATATAATTTTAATCAATTTTTTAACAATAATATGTAAAATTTATTATAATAAATAATTATAATAAAACTCTATAATAAAAATTAATATGTACATTAAAAAGTATAATTATAATTTTTATATTAATTCTCAGTAAAAATATAAAATCAATTATATTATTGATAATCTTATTAGAATTTAAAAAAAGTATAAATATAAAAATTTTTAAAATTACTATATTAATAATTTAAGTAATAAAATCATTTGATAAAATATTTTTTTCAGTAATACTTTTAGAATAATATTTTTTATGAAAATTTTATTATATAACATTTATAAAAATTTATAAATTTTTATGAATTTTGGATATATTAATTATATAAAGTAATATAAATTTTACATACTTTTTATAAAATATTTTAATATTCTGGTTTTATTGGTTTATTTTTAATTGAATATTTATCAATTAGTTCATTTATATTATCACTAAGTATTTTATCAATTGAAGCATAATTTAGAATATTTATTTTAAACCAAATTTTTACAATGATACAAAATGTTTCATTTATAACATCTAATTTTTTTGAACTAAATGAAATTCCATTAATAGTATTCCAATTTAATGGATTAAATTTCAATAATGTATTATTTACCATATTAATTGTTAAAATTTTAAATACATTATAACCTTCTGTTAAAGAATCTATTTTAATGGAACATATACTTCCATTTCTATTTTCAATATCTTCCCACATTGGAGAAATTTCATTTTTCATAATAAATATATCAAAATCTGTATAACTACATTCACCAGAAATAGTATTTAATGTATTAAAGAATGTTCCAATATCTCCCCATTTTTTAAATATTGTAATATTGTAATAACTATTATAATCCCATGATTTATCATCATTATGATGTGCTAAAATTCTATAATAATTTTCTGTAGGAATATTTTCTAATTCATCAGTTATTTCTTTATATAAGCATTCAATAATAATTTTATTATCTTTTTTTTTTGATGTTATTTTAATAAAATCATTATTATTATCATGAAAATCAGATTTTAAATTATTATCATAAATATCTGATTTTTGAATATTAGATATTGAATTATTATTATAAAATTGAGGTTTTTTATTATTATCATGAAAATGTGGTTGTATATTATTATCATGAAAATGTAGTTTTATATTATTATCATAAAATTGAGGTTTTGTATTATTATAATTTTTTAATTTATTTATTTTATTAAATATTTTTTTTCCATAATATTGTTTAAACATATCATCTTCAACTTTTTCAATAATATTATTACTATTTATATTAATATTAGTATTAGTTTTAGTTTTAGTATTATTATTATTATTATTATTATTATTATTATTATTATTATTATTATTATTATTATTATTATTGTTATTATTATTATTATTATTATAATTTAAAATATTAATTTTTTTTTTTGTTTTTGAATTATTAAGTAATAATTTATTATTAGTAGAAATATTATTTTTATTTGATTCAAAATCATTATCAGAATTATCACTATCAAGAATAGAAAATTTATTATTATTATTAAATTCGTTCATAATAGTATTATATAACAATAATATTATTAATCTTTTAATCAATTTTTTTTATAAATAAAATATTGATAAAAAAGAAATTATTTGCATATTATCATTATTACAATAAGATAGATTTTCATTAATAATACTCATATTTTTAATTATTTCAATAGATTTAGATAATTCATATTTAATAATTAAATTATTATTATTAATAATATTATCCATAAAATATTCATAAATACAATTAATGAGTTCAACAAGTGATATACCATTATTATTAATTATATTAATTAAATAATCATAAGATTGTTCAAGGGAATTTTCTTGAAAAAAAGTTAGTATATTTTTAATATTTTTATCAGTTGGACATGATAAAATTTTTGAAGCATCAATTTCATTAATAATTAAATAATTTTCAATAGGAAGTTGTTCATAATCAGAATTTAAATATTTATTTTCAAATTTATTATTAATATACATATAAATAGATTGTAAAATATTTAATAATTTTCTCAAATCACCATTAGATTTTGTAATTATTAATTTTATTGCATTAACTTTAATTTTAATTTTTTCTTTTGTACAAACATCAACAATAAATTTATGTAAAATTTCATTAGGTATTGGTTTAAATCTAAAAATAATACATCTAGATTGTATTGCGGGATTTATTTTTTTAAGATAATTACAAATAAAACAAAATCTTACATTACTAACATATTTTTCTATTACTTTTCTTAAAATAGCTTGTGCATCTTCGGTCATTGCATCTATTTCATCTAATATTATTAATTTAAAAGAAGGAGTATTATTATTTTCAGGTAAACCAGAAGTAGTGACAAATTGTTTAATTCTATTTCTAACAGTTTCAATACCTCTTTCTTCAGATGCATTAAGAATCATAATCATATTATAAAAATCATCTTTATAATAATGTTTTGCAATTGCTATAATAGATGATGTTTTACCTGTACCAGGTGGACCATAAAATAATAAATGAGGTAATTTATTATTAGATAAGAAATTAATAATTGTTTTTTTAATTTGTTCATGATAAATAATATTATCAATTGTTTCAGGTCTATATTTTTCAGACCATGGTAATAATTTATTTTTTTTTTGTAAATGATCCATTAATATTTTAATAATAATTATTATATAGTATTAAAATCAAATTTTTAAATATCTAATATAAAATATTTAATTTATTAGGTAAAAAAAAATGATTTTTTTTTAATTAATATAAAGATTATAATAGTATATATATATAATGCTTAATACACATAAATATAATGAAAAAACATCATCAATAGAAAAAATAGATTTTACAATATTAGGTAATAATGAAATAAGAAATATATCTGCATTAGGTAGAGAAACAGCTGGATTAACAAAATGTGAGTATTATTATAATGGAGAACCATATAAAGATGGTTTAATAGATCAAAGGATGGGTGTAACTTCAAATGAATTAGAATGTACAACATGTGGATTAAGTACAAATTATTGTCCAGGACATTTTGGACATATAGTATTATCTGAGCCAGTATTTCACATGGGATTTTTTGATCATGTAATATCAATTTTAAGATGTGTATGTATAAAATGTTCTAAAATATTGGTATATAAAAATGAAAGTGAAATTATGGAAATTTTAAAATCAAAGAAGGGAAAAAATCGTTTAAATGAAATTAAAAATCTTGTAAAAAATGTTTCATATTGTCAAAAAGCAAATTATGGATGTGGTGCTCCTGTACCTAAAATAAAAGAAGAAAAAAAAAAATCTACTGCAGAAATTAATATTATAGCAGAATACACATCAAAAAATGCAACTGAAGATAATTTAGATAAAAAAGTACAAAAAGATATTTTAACACCACAAATAGTTTATAATATTTTAAAAAATATATCAAATACGGATTGTTTAATAATGGGAATAGATCCAACAAAATCAAGACCTGAAAATATGATTCATTTAAATTTTCCTGTTCCACCAGTTCCAGTAAGACCAAGTGTAAGAGGAGATTTTATGGCTTCAACAACAAGAGAAGATCATTTAACAATAAAATTAGCAGATATTTTAAAAGCAAATCAACGTTTAGAAAATCATAAACAAGCATCTATTGAAATTCAAAATAAATATTTTCAAGATCATGTAACATATTTGCAATATCATGTTGCAATTTATTATGACAATGAATCATTAAAATTACCTCAATCAGAACAAAAAGGTGTTATGACTAAATCATTATCTTCAAGATTAAAAGGTAAAGAAGGTCGTATAAGAAATAATTTAATGGGTAAAAGAACAGATTTTTCAGGTCGTACAGTAATTACTCCAGATCCTACATTATCAATTAATGAATTAGGTGTTCCAATAGGAATAGCAAAAAATATTACATTTCCAGAAATTGTAACACCACAAAATATAGATTCATTATCAAAATTAGTTAGAAATGGGAGAGAAAATTATCCAGGTGCTAATTTTGTAATACCTATTTCATCAGGTGATTCTGACACAAGATTTCCTATTGATTTAAGATTCAGAAAAGAAAAAATTGATTTAAGATATGGGGATATTGTAGAAAGACACACAATTGATGGAGATATATTTTTATTAAATCGTCAACCAACATTACATAAATTATCAATGATGGGACATAGATGTAAAGTTATAAATAATCCAAATTATTGTACATTTAGAATTAATCCAAATGTTACAACACCATATAATGCAGATTTTGATGGAGATGAAATGAATATTTTTTGTCCTCAAAGTATTGAAACACAAATTGAATTGGAAGAAATAGCAGATTTAAAATTACAAATTATTACTCCTCAATCATCTTCTCCAATTATTGCTATGAAACAAGATCAATTACTTGGTATTTGGAATTTAACAAAAGAATATTATAAAATTAATTGGAGAACAGTTATGAATTTCTTGTCAGGACTTGAACTTGATAAATTTACAGATATTCCAAAAAAAGATTATATGGGTAAAGAAATATTTTCTTATTTAATACCACAAAAAATTAATATGTTAAAAGGAGATTTAACAAATCCAAAAATATTTATTGAAAATGGAATTTTAAAAAATGGATTATTAGGTGATGATGCTTTAGGTGTTAAAAAGAAAAATAGTATTGTTCAATTAATTTGGGATGAATATGGTGTAGAAATTACTAAAAAATTTCTTGATAATACAACTAAATTAGCTAATTGTTTTAATATGTTTCATGGTATGACAGTAGGTATTGGAGATTTATATGTAGAAGATAAATTATATAATCAAATGGAACAATTATTTGAACAAAAAAAATTAGAAATTCTACATGAAATTACAGAATTAGAAAATAATCCTGAAATGATGAATGAAGAATTATTTGAAACTTCTGTAAATTCAAAATTATCTGTTATTCGTGATGATGTATCTAAATTTATTATAGCTAATACTAATCAATCTAATATGATTATTACTATGATGGATAGTGGTGCAAAAGGAAAACCAATTAATTTAGCACAAATGGCAGGTTGTGTTGGTCAACAAGATTTTAATGGTGGACGTATGAAAAAAAATTATAATGATAGAACATTACCTTATTTTTTCAAAAATGATGATAGAGCAGAATCAAGAGGTTTTATTCAAAAATCATTTATGAAGGGATTAAATTTACCAAATTTTATTTTTCATCATTTATCTTCACGAGAAGGTTTAATTGATCAAACTGTAAGATCTATTACTCCAGACACTAAAATTCTTATATTAAAAAATTCTAAACCAATTGTTATTGAAATTGGTAAATGGATTGATAATTATTTAGAAAATGTAGATTCAAAATTAATTTTTAATGATAAAAATAATTTTCAATTACTTAATGTTTCTAATATTCAAATACCAACTATTGATAAAATTGGAAATGTCACTTGGTCTGATGTTACAGCTATTACTAGACATGATCCAGGATTACAATTATATGAAATTGTAACTATGTATGGTAGAAAAGTTATTGTACCAGAATCCAAATCATTATTAATTTGGAATGAAAAATTAAATGAATTTAAAGAAAAATTAACTCCTGAAGTAATTTTGGGTGATAAAGTACCTGTGGTTTTTAATTTATTAAATTCAAATACAATTATTGAAAGTATTTTAATCAATGATATAATAATAGAAATTAATTATGAACTTGGATATAATTTTGCAATGTGGTTAGATAATAAGTTTATATCTGATAATTATTATCATTATTTTGAATACTACTTGTTAGATTTAAATAAATTAAATGATTTAATATGTTGTCCTGATGAATTTATTAATGGTTTGAGTGATTATTTACATGATAATAATATAAAATATATAAGTAAAAATTTAAACCATGATACTAAATGTTTATTAAATATTTTATTAAATAGAATTTCTATTTGTATTGATTTTACAACAAACAAAATATTGTATGATTTTGAAGATATTAATAAACAAAATGATGTATTGTTAGATAAAATAATAGAAATAAACTTAATCAATAATTCTACTTATACAAAATTATATGATTTAACAGTTCCATCTACTAATAATTTTATTATTTATAATGGTATGGGTGTATATGATACTGCAGAAAGTGGTTATATTCAACGAAAATTAATTAAAGCAACAGAAGATATGATGGTAAATTATGATGGAACAGTTAGAAATGCTGCGGGAAGAATATTACAATTTCAATATGGAGATTCTGGTGCTGATACTGTTAAACAGTATGAATATAATTTTAAAATAATGAATATGGGTAATGAAGAAATTAAATCTAAATATGGATTAACAAAAGAAGAACTTAATAAAGTTAATAATTGGACTCATACAGATTCAAATAATTTTGTAAATTATATAATAACTATGAGAGATAAATTAAGAAAAACACAAATAAAGGCTACACTTAATTATTTAACTTTATCAACAAATTATATGTTACCTGTTAATTTATATCGTATTATAGATAATTTTAAAAATGATAATACAAAAAAAGATAAAATATGTAATGAACCAAAATATATATTAGATATGATTAATGAAATATTAGAACCATATAATACAAGATTATATTGTTTAACTCCAGATGATATTAAAAATAAAGAATCAGTTAAATATCGTGATGATCAAGTTGCTAAAACTACTTTTAAATATGCAATGTATGATATATTATCTCCTAAAAAATGTATTTTTGAATATAAATTATCAAAATTGCAATTAGATGAAATTAAACAAGAAATTATTAAAAGTTTTAATAAAAGTATTGTTGAACCTGGAGAAATGGTTGGTATTGTTGCTGCTCAATCATTAGGTGAACCTGTTACACAACTTATGTTAAATAGTTTAGATTGGGAACAAGAAATTATGATATATAATAAAAATACAAAAAATAATATTATATTACCTATTGGTAAATTTATAGATGAATTAATTGAATTAAATAAAAATAAAGTAACAAGACCATTAGATAATATTGAAACAGAAATGAGTGATATATTTTATCTTGATACAACAACAATGAATTATTATATTAAATCTGTTAATGAAAATGGTAAAGTAAATTGGAAACATATTGAAGCAGTTACTAAACATTTACCAATTAATAAAGATAATACAAATACATTAATAAAAGTAACTACAAAAACAGGTAAAACAGTTATAGCTACAAAAGGAAAATCATTTTTAACACAATTAAATAATAAAATAATTCCAATAAGAGGTGATGATATTTCTATTGGAGATTATTTACCAGTTTCAATTAGAGATGAAATGTTTTATTATGATAAAATAACTAATAATAATTTTCATGATGAAATTCAAGATGATTTTATATTTGACAGTTTGAATGATAATGATAATGATAATTATATTTTATCAAGTGTTAATTTATTAACTCTCACTAATAAAAAAAGTTTTACAAAAAATGAATTAATTAAACATTTGATGATGATTAAAAATTCAGCAAATTTGGTTTTTAATGAAAAAAAAGTATTGGAAGATTTACAAACAATAAAATTATTATTAAAAGCAAATATTTTTATGGATAAAATTATTTCAATTGAAGAAGTACAACCAACGCATACATATGTTTATGATTTTACAGTTGCAGATACAAAAAATTTTATTATATTAAATGGATTATGTATGAGAGATTCATTTCATGCTTCTGGTGTTGGTGGAAAAGGTGGTACTAATATTGGTGTGGATCGTATTAAAGAAGTATTTTCACTATCAAAAAATCCAAAAGAACCAGAAATGGAAATTCATCTTGATTATAAACATAGAACTAAAAAAGATTTTGCAAATAAAATAGCATCTTATATTAAATTTACAACAATAAAAGATTTAAGAACTAAAATTGAAATATTATATGACCCTAATCCTTATGGTGAAAATAGTTATATTGCAAAAGATAATATTGGTTTGCCATTTTATACTTATCAATCAAATAAACAATGTTGTTCTAATACTATTGAAGGTTTGCCTTGGTTAATGAGAATTGAATTTGATAGAGAAAAATTATTAAATAAAGAAGTTACACTTTTAGATATTAAATCTAAATTTTGTTTTTCATGGGAAAAAAGAAATATTGATATTAAAACTATGAAAAGAGAAAAAAAACAATTAATTGATAAAATTACACAATTAGCTGTTTTATCAAATACTGATAATGATGATATTCCTATTATTCATATTCGTTTTGATATGATAAATTTTACACAAAATACTCTTGTTGATTTTATGAATATATTTGTTGACAAATTTAAATTAAAAGGTATGCCTAATATTGAAGATATTAGAGGAGGAGGAAAAGCATATGAAGAACGTATTATATCTTTTGATAATCCAGATAATATTACAAAAACTAATTCTGAATATGTTATTTATACTAAAGGTATTAATATGAAATCTATTAAAAATATTATTGGAATTGATTTAAATAGAACTTATTGTAATGATATTATCAGTATTTATGAAAATTTTGGTATTGAAGCTGCACGAATTTTTATTATACGTCAAATTATTACTGTTTTAACATCTAATGGTTCAGGTACTAATTTTCAACATATTGAAATATTTGGTGATCTTATGACACAAATTGGAACATTAACTTCTATTGATAGACATGGTTTAAATAAATTAGATACTGACCCTTTATCAAGAGCATCTTTTGAAAAAACTGTTGATCAATTAATTACTGCAGCAATTTTTAATGAAGTTGATTATATGAAATCTGTTAGTTCAAGAATTATGGCAGGATTATGTATTAAAGGTGGTACAGGATTATGTAATTTAATATTAGATAAAGATTTATTAGAAAATTCAGAATATACTACTGATATTGGACAATTATATCAAAAAACTTATAAGGATATTACTTCTACTTTACAAACTCAAGAAATTGATTCTGATGTTTTTGTTCCAGAAATGTAATAATTAAATTTTATTTTTATAATTATAATTTAATACACCCATAATTTTATAAAATTTATACCCTAAAAAATATTTTTTAATTAATTAATAATTTTATTTTATTTAATAAAATTATCATTATTTACAATCTACTCTTTAAATATTTTTTTTGATTCTTATAAATTATATAATCAAAATAAATCATTATGATTTAGATTAATAATAATATGAAAATATTTTTAAATAAAAGATCTAATTGGATAATAATAATTTTATTAATAAAAAAAGTAAAAAATAATTTATTAATTCAGATATTTTTTATAATTTTATTAATAATTTAATAAAAAATAATAATTTAAAACACTATTTATTTTATGTTAGACAATATTAAATTTTATTATTCTTAAAAAATATTAAAACTAATAAGTAATACAAATAATAATTATATTTTTACTTTATCATATAGTCCAAATAATAATCTTATTACACCTTTTGACATTTAAAATGCCGATTTTAAATGTCATTTTTTTTAAATTGTGATTTATAATTTTTAAATTTTTTTGTTTTTGATGATTTTTTTATATATTTTTCTTGTCTTTCATATGTTCCTTTTATTATATTTTTATAATTTTCTTTTGGTATTTCTTTTATGACTTTTTTAATATTTAATTTTAATTCATCATATTTTAATCCTTCTAATTTTCTTAATTTGGATTTTAATAAACTAAAATATAATTCTATAGCATTTGTATAATGTTGATAAGGAACTTAATGCAATAAATTATTATTTTTATTTATCAATTCTTTGATTTTTTCATGTCTATGAGAACTTGCATTATCTAATATTATCAATTTATTTTTATATTTTGATGTTATATTTTGTTCTAAAAAATTATATAATCTATCAACATTTATACCTCCTTTTTCATATAAATCCCATCCTTCTATACCATTTGAACTAATAGCAAATATACCAGTATATTTCTTAAATACTTCTTGAGATTGAGTTTTTATAACACATCTTTTACCAATGTCATTATAACAATGATATCTATTTTGTAAAGCATTAATTGAGGTTTCATCAATGCAAATAATATCTTCAATTTTATATTTTTTTATTTCTTTATAAAATTCCTTTATGTTTTTATTTATATCAATATCTTTACCAAATCTTTTTATTGGTTCATGTCTTAAGTGTGTTAATTTTAGAGATATATAATTATCTTTTATTATTCTACTTAAGTGCTTAATAGAAATATCAAAATCTTTAAATTTTTCTTTAGTTTTATTTAATAAATCTTCTAAAGTTATTGTTTTATTTTTTCTTAATTCATCTAAAATATATTTAACTTGTTCTTTAGTTATTTTATAAGATATTGGTTTAGTATTATATCTTTTTATACTTTTTTCTTTATCATATCTTTCAACCCATCTCATTAAACTTCTTGACGAACATTCAAAAATTTTACATACTTCTTCTTGTGTTTTATTTTCTCTTAAATAATATTTAACAACAGATAATTTATAATCTTCACTTTTATGTTTTTATGACATCTTATATAAATATTTATATAAAATAATAATAAAATTATTTTTTTCTAATACTATAAATTTTATGTTTATCAGAGTTAATATGTATATCAAAAGTATCTTTAGAAAAAGAACCAAAATCACACAATTCACAATAAAATTTAAATTTTTGTTTTCTTTCTTCAATAGTTGAATGTTTATTTAATATGTGTTTTAACATTGTAGTGTGATTATTTGTTATATAATCACATTTATTACATTTTCCAACTTCTTTTTTATCTGTTCTTGTTTTTCTTTTACCTGTTTTATGTAATTCAGTTTTAATATGATTATTCCATTGACTAATAAAATTACATTTATAATCACATTTATCACAAATATATTTATATTCATTAATAATTTCTTCCATTTTTAATTATATGATAAATAATATTTTTTATATTATTTTTATTATAAATAAATTATAAACAATATTTAATATTAATTTTTCAAAAATATATTAATTTAATATTATTAATTTCAAAATAAAAAATATATAAATATAATATATAATATATAAATGAATAAAAAGTTGATTTAAAATAAGAATATAATATCTATCAATAATAAAAAGAGATGAATAAAGAGATAATTAATAATGAAAATGATGTTAAAAAGATGAATAAAGAGATAATTAATAATGAAAATGATGTTAAAAAAGTATCTAAAACTAATAAACAAAAATTAGGGCAATTTTTTACAACAAATTATAAATATATTCTTTCAAATTTATCCATACCAAATAATATAACAAAAATAATTGAGCCTTTTTGTGGTAATGGTGATTTATTGAATTTTTTTGATAAAAATAAATATATATTAGAATGTTATGATATTGAACCAAAACACAAATATATTATTAAAAGAGATACAATCAAAACACCTCCAAATTATTCAAATGCCTTTATAATTACAAATCCTCCTTATTTATCAAGAAATAAATCAGAAAATAAAGAAATGTTTGATAAAAATGATGTTAATGATTTATACAAATGTCATATTAAAGATTTATTAACAAATAATCCAATTGGTGGAATAATTATTATCCCTCTTAATTTCTTTTGTTCAATTAGAAATATGGATATTGAATTAAGAAAAAAATTTTTAAATACTTATATCATCAAACAATTAAATATATTTGAAGAACAAGTTTTTGATGATACAACATATACCGTTTGTTCTTTTCAATATGAATATAAACCAAATTCAAATCAATCAATTCCAATAACAATATATCCAAGTAAAAAAAAATTAAATTTTTTATTGGATAAAGAAAATAATTATACAATTGGAGGTGAAATTTATAATATTGAAGACAATCAAAATTATAAAATAACAAGATTATTAGAAAAAGAAACACCAACTACAAATTTAGTATTAAAAGCAATTGATGATAATGAAAATTCAAAAATTAAATTAGAATATGTATCAGATGATAAAATATATTATGGTAAAATTTCAGCAAGAACATATGCAACATTAACAATTACACCAAAAATAAGTGATGAAATTCAAAAAAAAATAGCAAATGAATTTAATGAATATCTAAATAATAAGAGAGATAAATATAATTCATTATTTTTAACGAATTATAGAGAAAGTAAAAAAATAGCAAGAAAAAGAATATCTTTTGATTTGGCTTATAAAATAGTAGGTATGTTATTAAAAAAAATATTCTAAAAAAAATGTTAAAAGTAGTAAAAGTTGTAAAAAATAATTTTATTTATTTTTATTATTAAACCAATTTAAAAAATCATTTTTAAATTTTTTAGTGTCTGTCAATATTAAATTTGTATTTTTATATTTTTTTTTAATATCATTAAAAAGTTTTGATATATTGATGCTATCATATAAAACAATATAAACTTTTTGATGTTTATCATTTTGTTGTTGTATCAATGACCAATCACAAAATTGTGTTATTTCGTCTAAAACATTATCTTGATGACCTCCTCCACCTGATGTGACTTTGGCAGTAATATAACCAATTTCTTCATTTTTAAATTTAATAACAAAATCTATTGATTTTAGTTCATCAGCTTGTTTTTTACCAGATTTACGAATACCGCCTCCTTTAATTGGTTTTTGCTTACCATCTTTTATTATCATTATGTCATATTCTTGTAATTTATTTATATTTTCTAATTGTAAATCTTCATCTTTTGTTCCTTGCCTACTTGCATTTTTTGCTATGTATAAAGAAGATATTTTAATTATAATTTCTTCGTAATTATTTTTATCTGTAATCAATGCATCTAAATTATTATAATTAGTGTATGTCAATAATCTGTTCAATGCTTTATCATTAATATTATTATCATTTGGTTTTTTGGGATTTAATTTTATCGCATCATATGCTAATTTATTATTATGTTCTTGACGTTCATTTCTTTGTTCAACAACTAATTTTGATATATTATCATTGTTATTATTATCAATAATATTTTTATTTATTTCTTCTTCATTAGTTATTGACTTTTTCACACTAATTTACTTATTAATTTTTTTTGACATTATATATATTTATACTTATTACTATATATAATGTTATAATCAATTTTTTTATAATAAATAACATATTAAAATTTTATAAATCGGCATTTTAAATGTCAAAAGATGTAAAGTAATATTTACAATAATTAAAAAATAAAAATAAATTTAAAAAAATTAAAAAAGATAAAATAAAATTATTAATAATAACATTAATAGATAAAATAATAAATAATAAAAATGAAAAAAAATATATGAAGAAATATTTAAGAGAATCAATAAATTATGATTATAAAAATATAAAAAAGATTAATAATAAAAAAATAGTATCATAAGATATTATTTTTAAAAAATACAAGTATATATTTTACTTTAAATAAATTATATTTATTTATGTAAATTTTGTAAAATCTTAGGTATAATTAATTTTAACTAATTCATCTACCCAATATCTATTATATTTTTCATTAATTTCTTTTTCTGATAACTTTTGACCTACATATTTTTTTTTAATTTCTGTTATTTCATCACATTGTGGATCAGGTGTTATATCTAATGCTCTATCATAATAATATTTTAATAATGTTAATGATGCAAAATTTTTTTGAGATTTTTTTGGATGAAAATTAATTATAATTTCATCAATTTCTGATATTTCATTATCTGTTAATTCTGGACCCATTGTTATTATTGATAAATTATGATTTATTGGAAGATAACAGTCAATAATTGGTAATCTGTATAAATATTTTTCAGGATTTATACCTCTTGATTTTATTTCTATATTTTTACCTGTTCCAATTAATTCACCATAGTAACCTTGATATTGTCCATCAGGTTTATTCCATAATCCTTTATATCTGTTAATATAATAATAATCATATAAATTTATTGCATTAAAATATAATGGACCAATTTTATCATATTTGTTTCTAATCCCATTATATGGATTCCAAGAAAATTTAAATCCAAATTTTAAATTATCAGGAATTAGTTCATCTGATAATGGATCTATTTTAAATAATCTTTTTACACGATATGTTTCACATGTTGTATTGTCATATATTGAGTTATCCTTTATTACATTTTTATTATTTTTATTATTTTTATTATTTATTATACTAAAGTCAATTTTATCATAACAATATGATTCTATCATTATTAATATATTAATAATTATATTAATATATTTTTATTATAATAAAATCAATTTTTTTTCAATAAATAGGCATTAAGAAAAGTATTATACTAAATATAAATAGTAGGCATATATACATATTATTTATATTAAATATAAAAGCATAATACAAAACAATATATTTATTATTAAAATTAAAAA